TCCCGAGTAATCCACGGTACGACGGTAAATCCAGTGGCGTTTCGCTTCAGGAAGCCACGGGTCATAGCAGGCCATTTCCATGTAGGCGTTTGTGAGAAGGATGATAACGGTGTGCATGACAGTCTCCAGTTGTTTGCGGCACTTTCACTATAGCAGTTGCAAAACGGAGAGTTATAACTTTTAGTCATTATGATCGCGCGCGTGATAGCCCAAAGGCTGGCAACGAATAGTGTTGAGCGAATTGGATTTGGCAACATTTGTTGCGAAAGGAGGTGTCGAGCGCGCCTCCAAAACACGCATCGAAGTGAGCGCTCACTAACTTCGAATACTGCTTGCTCAGTCCATCATTTCCGGCTCGGATAACGCGTCGATGCATACGCACAGTTCGTAAGCCATTGATTCCATTACTCATTACAAAGCTTACACACTTGACATAATGGAAGTTATCAATCTTTGAGCCTCGATTTCCGCTTTGGATTCGGGTTTACCCTAACTCTGGGGACCCCGGGGCCGGGGCGGCGGACGGGTGGGATTTTTCGTAGACCCTCTTCCCTATTCGCAAATCCAAAAAACACGCATAGGCTATACTGGCGGCAAATTCCAGTTCATACACCCCACGGGAGCGAGCCATGGCCACCAACAGCGGATATGTGAAAGCGACTTCGCCCGATGCGCTGGAACTGGACCTGCCCTACGGTGCGACAGTCGGGCGCGTGGCCGGGTATTCGCGCATCGCGGTCTACGGGCACACCCCAACGCCAACCGCGAACAGCGATGTGTGGGAAGGCGCGGGGCTTTACCCGTTTCAGGCAGCGGCAACGAAACTGGAAATTCTCTCCAGTTCGGCGAGCGACACGGCGGCAGGCACCGGCGCGCGGACGATGATGGTTGCGGGGCTGGATACGAACTTCAACCCAGTCAGCGAAGTCATCACCCTGGCTGGCGTCACGCCTGTGCAATCGGTGAACAGCTACCTGAGAGTGAACGGGCTGAATGTCGTCACCGCAGGCAGCGGCGGGCAGAATGCGGGCGATATCACGCTGCGCGTCACGGGCGCGGGCGCAACGCAGGCGATTGCAAGGGCGCTGTACGGTTACGCGAAGCAGGCGATCTACACCGTGCCGACGGGCTTCTCGCTGCTCGTGACGGATGTGTTGCCTGAGTGCTCGGGCAATGGCAACAGCGTGAACGTGGTGCATAGTTTCACGAGGATCAGCGCCACGGGCGTGATCCAGACAACCAACGAGTACAACACGCTTCCCGGCGTGTCCAACCAGCGTACGGTGATCACGGGTGCACTGGTCCCGGCCACCTCCTCGGTCGTGATCCGCATCACCTCCGTGGGCGGGGCACCCTCCGGTGCGTTCGCCTCCATCAACGGCCTGCTGATCGACAACACGCAGCTCACATGAGCGCAACCGTATTGAAAATGCAGCGCAACGGGACCCCGGCGGTGTTGCTGGAAAATCTCGCGGAGAAAGCCAGTGAAATTGATTTCATGCTGGTTGTTCGCGTGATGAAAGACGGTTCGATAAAACACGACTGGACTGCGGTTCCGAATAGTTTGACTGCACTCGGAGCCGCCGAAACCCTGAAGGAAGCCATGCTCATGGCTTGCGACTCATGAGCGGACTCACGAGCGCGGGCACCCTGCGTGTCATCTCGGAGGACCGGGCACTGGCGAGCGCGATGGTGTTTCCGCACCGGCATCCGCAGGCGAGCCCTCCGGCGCACGTCGAGATCATGGACGCATGGCGGGCGCAGGACGAGTTCGTGCTGATCGAGATGTTCCGGGAAGGCGGCAAGTCAACCCTGTCGGAGGAATTCCTGCTGCTCGAAGCGTGTCTGGGCAACTTCGGCTACTGCATCATCCTTGGCGAGACGTACACGAAGGCCTGCCAGCGGCTTGAAGCGATCAAGTTTGAGGCGCTCAAGAACATGAAGCTGGCGACGCTCTTTGGCAAACTGCGCGTCGCGGGCAACGTGTGGAACGAAAACCAGATCGAATTAAGTAACGGCGTCATGATTGAGGCGCATGGCTGGGAAGAGGAAATCCGGGGCTTCAAGTGGCACGACCTGAGACCGGACCGCGCTTACCTTGACGACATCGAGAACAAGGAGCGGGTCAAGGATCAGGGCGCGGTGGACGCGTCGATCAGAAAGCTCTATCTGGAAATCATGCCCGCGATGGACAAGGAGAAGGGCAAGATTCGCGTGACGGGAACGCCCCTCGCGGAAGACTGCATGATTACCCGGCTGCGCGATAATCCAGACTGGGCGAGCTTAAGGTTCCCGATCTGCAACGGCGATATCGATGCGCCGGGTACGGTTGCCACGTGGCCGGAGCGTTACCCGATGGAGTGGATACGCACGAAGCGCGACCAGATGGAGCGCGCGGGGCAGTTGCGCGGGTTCCTGCAAGAGTACATGCTGATGGCGATCGGTAGTCAGGACAAACCTTTCGAGACGGAACACATCCATGAAATCGCGATTGACCCGGCCCCGTGGCTCCCCAGGACTCTTGTGGTGGACCCTGCTCGCACTGCTAACGTGGGCAGTTCTGACCGGACCGGACGAGTGGTTCTTTCCCGTCTCGGCACCCGCATCTACGTGCATGCCAGTTCCGGCGAGTACTGGAAGCCAGACGCCATCATAGCCGACGCCTTTGATACCTCCCGGCGGTTTGATGCCGCAACTGTGGCGATAGAGAAGAACTCGCTCGATGAGTGGCTCCTGCAACCGCTACGCGCGGAGATGCTCAGAAGGGGGGAGAGTCTGCCCCTGAAAGCGATTCAGGCTCCGCAGGACAGGAGCAAGGAACAGTTCATCATGGGCCTGCAACCGTTCTTCGAGGCGGGAGATATCGTGCTCGTGGGCGGACGCGGGCAGCACGCGCAGCTTGTTGCGGAAATCCTGAACTTCCCCTCGGGCAAGCGCGACATTCTTAACGCACTGGCCTACGCGCAGCGTGTGTTCTCAGGAACTCCGGTATATGAAGACTTCGGCCAGTACAACCTTATCGACGGCTATGAACCCACGCAACGAGACGCCCTCGCATTGTGCTTCAACGCAAACGGAGCGGAAACTACGGCGGTACTTGTGGCTGTGGAAGGCGAGCGCCTGGTTGCCGTTGCCGATTGGATTTCACCGGTTTCTCCGGCGCAGGCTGTACCTGATGTGCTTCAGCTTGTGCGTGCGACGTTCCCCCGCGCAAGAGTGACGGCGTGGCTTCCGGCTGACGTAATGGACCAGCAGGACCGCCTGCCGCTCACGGCTGCGATGCGCGCGGCGAAACTCCAGCCGATGCGCGGCGCGTACCCGACGATGGCGCGCGGCGCGCTCTCGCCGCTGATCCGGACCGAGATGAAGGGCAAGCGGCTCTTCCTCGTGGACTCGCAGGCGCGGCACACGATGAACGCTCTCGCTGGCGGTTACGTGTTCCCGACCAGCAAGACGGGGCAGCAATCGCAGGAGCCGGAGCGCGGACCGCACCGCACGCTCATCGAGGGGCTGGAGTGCGCGGTGTACGCGATAACGGCTAATAGTGGAAATTCCTTGCCAGAAAACCTCGCAAGTGCTACAAACCCGCAAGGTATGCCTTATTTTACGTCTCTTCCAAGGAGAAACTGACATGGCCGTTTCCCGAACCATTCATCCGAAAGCCCCGTCACAGAACCCCGTTGGCTTCTACAAGGGCCAGCAGCAGGGCGGCGCGCAGGGCAAGCCTGAGAAGGTCGGCGAGAAGCTCCAGGGCGGTCCGATGCGTGAGCAGATGCGCCGCAAGGGGCTTTGATCATGGAAGGCAAGAAAGGCCGGATGCACCGGGTGTACACGGCCCCCGGCAAGAAAGCCACTCCCGAACAGGTCAAGAAGGGCGGACGCGAGTCCGACCCGGCGATGAAGCACAGCAAGCCGCCGAAGACGCCCCGCATGGGAGGCTGATCATGATGAAGCACCACAAGGACGGGAAGAGCTCGTCCGAGTCGCGCGACATGCGCGAGTTCTTCGGCAGGACTTCGAAGAAGCCCGAACCGGACGACAAGCCTAAACGCACGCCGAAAGATCGCGGCACGGGTAGTTCTCTCAAACGCAAGCTGGCGGGTAAGGTTATCGGCTGATGGCTCGCAAAAAGAAAGAAGAGAAGAAGGACGAGCAGCCCGTCATCGAAACGCTCGATAGTCGGGCTTTAGACGCTGAGAAGCTTGATGAAAAGCTGGAGAACTGGGCAGAGGATCAGACTTCCGACGCATATCTCGACGCCTGCAAGCTCTATCCGAAAATCCAGAAGTGCTATGAAAACAAGCAGCAGCAATCCGACTGGGTCGAGGAATACTGGAACATTTTCAACGCCCGCCCTGATGAAAACCAGCAGTACACCGGCAATAGCCAGTGCTACATCCCGGCGGTCCGTGACGCTATCAATGCTCGTTGCAAGCGAACTCTTGCAACGCTATTCCCTGCCAACTACAAGCATGTCGATGCGGTGGGGCCCGCGAGCGCCACCCCTTTCCCGACTCTCGCCTTACTTGAGCATTACATCCGTAAGACGAATCTGAAAGATATCGTCCGCGCCGATCTGCTCTCAGGTGACGTGACCGGTCAGTGGCTGCTCTATATCGACTGGATGAAGACCACGCGTCGTATCACCGAACTGGTCAAGAAACCGCCCATCGTTGAGGTTGATATCGGCGGCGAGACCGACGACGTGGAAGACGTGACGGTTGACGAAGAGTGGGACCTCGAAGAAAAAGAAGTCATTGACGAGATTCCCGACATTACCCCGATGGCGGTTGACGACCTCGCAGTGTACCCGCCGACAGTGAACGACATCGAGCGCGCGACCGCCACGGCGATACGCCTGCGCCTGTCGAAGGAATCGGTGCAACAGTTCATCGATGAAGGCGTGTTCGTCGGCTGGAGCGCGAAGGAAATCATCGATAACCTGAACGAACCGGGCGGCGGGCGTCAGAAGCGTGTCCCGAACAAGCGCCGGACGGCGGACGCCGGTGTTCGCACGGAAGGCACGTACAAGTACGCGCTTATTTACGAAGTGCATACGAACCTCGAACTGGAAGAAGGACGCGGCAAGGAGCCGTGTTTTGTCTACTACGCAGGTCCGGAAATCGTCCTAGGAATTATCCGCAACCCCTTCTGGACTAAGAAGCGCCCTATCATCACCGCCCCGGTCGAGCGCATTCAGGGCACGATCTACGGTATCTCGCGCGTCGAGCCGGTCAAGTACCTGCAATGGAACCTGAACGACTACTGGAACATGGGGCAGGACAGCGCGCAGTATGCGCTTCTGCCTATCGTCATGACCGACCCGTTAGCTAACCCCAATTACCAGAGTATGGTGATGGGCTTGGCTGCGGTATGGCTGACGAACCCGCAAACCACGCAGTTCGCGCAGTTCCCTGCGATTTACAAGGATGCCGTGGCGTTGTGCAGCGCGATCAAGGCACAGATCAACGAGAGCATGGAAGTCAACGACGCCATGCTGGGCAAGATGCCGCCGGGTCGCAAGAATCAGGCGCAGGCCGCAGCACAGGCGCAGGAGCAGCAGTCGAACATCATCGACCACGCGAAGCGCTATGAAGGCTGCATCCTGAATCCGCTTCTGGAACGCATGTTCGAACTGGACCGTCAATTCCGCACGAAAGAACTGACCGTGATCACAATGGGCGAGGTAGGCGCGCGGGCGAAGCAGGAAGAAATTCCGGTGCAGGCCTTCAGTGAGCGCTATTTCTTCCGCTGGTGCGGCACGGCTTACCAGACAGGCATGCAGCGTATGCAGCAGATGATTGCATGGATGAATGTGCTTCGCGGTATTCCGCCCCAGCAGCTTGACGGCAGACGGCTCAACGTCGGGCCGATTCTGGAGATGGGCACGGAACAGATTTTCGGGCCTGAAGTCGGTCCGCGCATCCTGATCGATGAGCGTAACCTGTTCCATGTCGAGCCGTCGGACGAGAATCTGATGATGCACAACGGCTTGCCAGCGGAAGTGCATCCGGCGGACGACGACCAGCGTCACATTGCTGAGCACATGCGCGGCGCGACGCTCACGGGTGACCCGGCAGGACTGTTCCGCGCGCATATTCAGGCGCACCAGCAGGCGATGAACCAGAAAATGCAGAAAGCATTGGGACCGCCGCAGGGTCAACCGGGCGTGCCCGGAGGCGGTCAGCCCGGTGTCGCGGGTACGCCGCGCCCCGGCGCGCAACCCGGTCAACCGCGTCCGCAAGGCCCTGCCGGAGCAGTGCACCCCGATTCCGTGCAGGACCCGCAAATGGGGCCGCGATGATTGCGAACTCAACACCGTGGGGCACGATCCGGCTCGGGGATGACTTCTATCGTCTCTCCGATCTGGAGCAGCGCGCGGTGATTGCGCATGAGGAAGGGCACATTCATCACCGGCACGCGCTGAAGCGAATTAAGTGGATACTTACTTTTCGTGCCTTTCGCCGACCTGACGAGTATTTCGCGATGTGTGAAGCGCAGGAGCTTGAAGCGGACCGGTATGCCGTCGCGCGCGGGCACGCTGCCGGTCTCATTTCATTCCTGTTTCGCGCCAACCTGCATGTAAAATCCGATGGATACCCGACGCATAAGCAGCGCATAGAGGCTATCCATGTCTGATACCTTCAAGATCAACCCGTACGTGGTGCGCTCGGCGGGCACCGACGTGCCGCCAGAGGAAGTGCAGGCAGCCATTAACTCGCTCGCGCAGCAGACGACTGCTGCACTGAACAGCGTTGCGAGCGACCCGACCGGCCCCGCTGGCGGCGATCTGTCAGGCACTTATCCGAACCCCACGGTGTCGGCGGTGCATGCGACTTCCGGCACGATGTCGGGCGTGGCGATCACGGGCGGTTCGATCTCGGCGACCACGGTAAACAACACGCCCGTCGGCAACACCACGCCGTCAACCGTGGCCGCGACCAGCGTCTTCGCAGGCGGCGGTGCGGTTCCGGGCGTTACTGTTACCGGCACGCAGATTTACAACAGCCCGAACCCCACGGTTCAGTTTATCGACTCCATCCGCAGCGCGAATAACAGGGTCGCGTACCTGCAATGGGGTTCCACGGTTCTGGCTTTGGGTTTCGCCAACGATGCTTTCACAGGCTCCACGAACGCGCTGACGATCACAGGCGGCCAGCTATCAGGTATCAGCGGCATCACATCCACGAGCGGCACGGGTGCATGGGCGCACACGGGCGGGTTCAGCGCGACGGGCGGCATTAACAGCACGACAGTCGGTGTGACCACACCAGCGGCTGGCGCTTTCACGACGCTTTCCGCAACCGGTGCAGTCAGCGGTGCGGGCTTTACAAGCCTCTTCGCGTCGCCTCCTCCGATTGGCAGCACAGCAGCGAACACGGGCGCATTCACCACGCTTACCGCGACCACGCCTGTAGGCGTCGCAAGCGGCGGCACCGGGCGCGCTACACTGACGGCGCACGCGGTACTGGTGGGCGAGACGGCAGCGGCGATCAATCAGGTCGGCCCCGGCACGACCGGACAGATGCTGCTCGGCGTGACCGGCGCTGATCCTGCCTTCGGAAACAATCCGACGATCACCGGCGGCACAATAGACGGTGCGGTCATCGGCGGCACGACACCAGCGGCAGGCAGTTTCACAACACTCTCCGCGACAGGCAACCTCACGCCGTCGCAGACAAACGGCATTGTTGGGACCACAACGAACAATAACGCCAACGCAGGAAGCATCGGCGAGTTCGTTACGGCCACCGGCACGGCGGTTTCCCTGACAACAAACACGGGTGCCAATGTCACCAGCATCAGTCTGACCGCAGGCGACTGGGATGTGTGGGGCAATGTGGCGTTTACGCCTGCGGGTTCTACGGTGCTATCGTTGCAGGAAGCGTCCACGGGGGCAGCATCCGCAACGATAGCCGCTGATCCCTTCCGCGCTTTTAATGCCGCAACCATGGCAGCGGGGCAGGGCGGCACGCAAGCTCCGCCTGTCCAGCGTTTCAGTCTCGCTTCTACAACTACCATATTCCTTGTCGCGCTTGCAGTTTTCACTACCAGCACGTGTACGGCGACGGGCTATATTGCCGCGCGTCGCCGACGTTGACTTTTTGTAGCAAACGGCATATAACCGGCGAAAGCTTATTAGGAGCATATCGTGCGAAAACTCAAACTGGCCGAAGTGATCGGCACGCTGTTCCCAGCCATTCAGGGCGCAACTCCCGTCATCACGCCAATGCTTGGTGCACTGGCGGATCAAACCGGCCTGATCAACGCCATGCTCTCGGTAAACCCGTGGCCTGCAACCGCGTATAACGCAGCGACCAACACGGCCAGCTTCACCGCGACGCAGCAGCAGATTATGGCGGCGGAAAGCACGGT